CATCATCAATGTTATTAAAATTAAATTTGGGTTGACTGATTTGATATAGATTAAGTGCATTTGTTTACATGCCTTCCCGGTCTGTGAAGATAGGGCGGGCAAACATGGTGGTATGGCGGAATTAGAAGACGCTATTAAGCAGTAGATTGATGCTCTAAGCTGAGGATTATAGGAAATGATAATCGGGAAAGGTTGGCGAAAAGGAGACCAGCATATCAGGTAAACGAAGCATTCGATGGTTATTAATCAATCGGTGACGGATACCAAAACCTACAACAGCGAGCCTTATTCATAGTAGGCGATAAAAGATGTAAATGAGCAGCATAACAATCATGCAGGTGCAAGTCCTGCTACCACCACATAAATGTGAGCCACACATCAATGGCAAAGGGTTAGTGAATTATGGTTGCGCCCCGAAGAATACGCTTCGGGGCTTTAATTAAAAGAATAACATGGAAACAAAAGAAATTACCAAGACTATTTACATTGCGAATGACGGGAAAGAGTTCTTAACGAAAGAAGATTGCGAAAAGCATGAAAGGTTTGTTGAAGAAATACTTTCACGTATTAAGTATTTCTGTATCAGATGTAATCCTGACTTAACAGAAACAGGAAATTTCTCTCATAAAATATATGTGGCTGTGTTTTCTAAACATTACCTATATAAAGATATTGCATTTCAGTGGGCTTTAAAGAAGTTTGGTACTTACTTAGGGGAAAGCGTAATGGGATATGGCTTCCAACCCCATTTTAATGTAAGTGAAGTTTCTAAAGAAGAATATGAAGAATGCCCTGCTACTGTTTGGGGAGGCACTCCATTGAAGAGTGAGAAAATATTCCTTAGTCCTAAATCAGTAGAGGGATTTCCTGAAAACATTGACTACATGAAAGAATGGGGATTTAAATAATGCCATACTACATAAACAAATAATAATTATGACATACGAAGAGATGAAATCCAAGGCTTGTGTGGCAAGCAGCCGTAGTAAGCCCAAAAATGAAGAGCATAAAATACAATGTTCTTGTGTTAGATATTTCCGTTTAAAATATCCCCATCTCAGAAATATGCTGTTTGCTGTTCCTAATGCGGCAAGACGTTCTGCAAGGAACGGAGCTTATATGAAAGATGAAGGTATGCTTCCCGGAGTTGCAGACCTGATACTTCTTAAGAGCAATCGTTTCTATGGAGCTTTGTGTGTGGAAATGAAAAAGCCGGGAGAATACCAAAGACCGGTCCAAAAAGAATGGCAAAAGGAATGTGAGGCAAATGGTAACAAATACATCGTTGTCCGGTCATTAGACGAGTTTATTAAAGTGGTGGATAATTATTTGAAAGATATATGACTTATATAGAACTGATAAATAAGTTTTGGTCTCTTGACGAAGACTGGGAATTTACCTGCTGTGAAACGAGGCTTTATTTTTACTTGCTAAAAACAGCGAATCGTTTAGGCTGGGTGGATAGCTGGACGCGTAGTGATACAAAGGTATCATCTGACGTGGGAGTGTCGGTCAACTCAATGAAATCAGCACGTAACAGATTAGTTCAGGCGGGTCTTATCACATTCAAATCAGGCGGAAAAGGGCAACGTGATAAAACAAGGTATCAGATTAGCTATCAAAATTTGACACCTAAAGTTGAACCTAAAGTGAAATCTAACCATGAACCTAAAGTTGAACCTAAACTCTTACAGTATAATGTACGCGCATTAGACAAAGATAAAGACAAAGATAATTATCTCTCTCTCCCGCGCGCGTATGAGGAAATTCCGACTGGGATTTTTGAAAAAGGGTTGGATGAGTGTTATGAAGAATTGAAGTCGAATAGTTCATGGATGGAAGCTGTCTGCATGAATACTCGTTTATGTGGGTATAAGGATTTCGCACCTCCTGATTTTTATGATTATTTGGAGAAGTTCTTTATGAAACTCCAAAACGAGGGAGAAACGGTTAAATCACCCCAAGATGCAAAATCGCATTTTGCTCGATGGCTGAAAATTGAACTTGAAAAAAAGAAAAAAGATGAAATCACCCGAAAAGATAGGCGAATTAATTCCTATACCATCGCCAAAACAGATGGAGGAAGCTCAATCACACCACCTGAATCCTTTGAGTTCTGAAGGAAAGGATGACCAATTCAATTTCTTGTATGGCGGCAAGAAAGGAATGATGTCAAAAGAAGAAATTGAAAAATTTTGGAAGGGAGGATTTGTTATGTCACTGCAACAAGTATCTCCTAATTTTGTAATTGATGAACGAAACAGAAATCTTATAGGCGCGATTTATACATGGATTTGGTCTAATCTTGGAAGGTTCCCTCCAGGGGTACTTGACCCACATAAAGGCTTACTTCTGTGGGGTGAGATAGGGACTGGTAAGACAACACTTCTGAAAGGGATACAAAGATATTTGGCTACTATTAATCAAATTGCTTATGGATTCAGAGCCTCCAATATATGTATTGAAATACGATCTGCCGCAGAAATAGCATTACGATATTCTATTGACGGAATTAATGCTCTTGACTATTGGACGGATCGTAACATGGCAGGCAATCTAGCTATTGATGAGATAGGTCGTGAAGAATTATCCAAACATTTCGGTACATCGTGCAATGTGGTCCAGACTGTATTGCAATTACGTTATGAGCAACGTCATAACATCCTTACTCTTGGAAGTACAAACATGGATATGGCACATCCTGATGAATTTCGAGAGAGATATGGAGATTATATTATGGACAGGGCGAAAGAGATGTTCAACTTTGTTAAAGTTGGAGGAGGTAGCAGAAGACGATAACATCACATTGAAGTATGCCAAAGAAAGTCAAACCGGAAATTGTATATGTCAAATGCCGGAATTGCAAGAATGCCTCGGACTTCGGGGATAATTCTGCGTATTGTAAGGCTAAAGGGCATAGAGTGTGTACCTGTGACAGATATGGGCAAATTTGCAACAGTTTTCTAAAGAAAGAATTATAACGAAAAAGGAGAAATTTATGAATACCGAGACGCAGAGAAAGATACGTGAATGGGAAGCGGAACGCGACAGAAACCTGCGCATACACTGCCCTCTTGTAGCTGCCAAATTCCAAAGGTGGATTGACAAAATTAATAAAAAGGAGAACGAAAGTATTAACCGCATGAAAGGAAATGTAAAGTGAAAATATACAATTATGAAACCAAAGAAAAAAATAATAGATGCCGCCATAGCCAATGGTAGCATAGATAGATTGAATATGCTGCTTTCAGCCGCTCACCTGTTGAATTGCGAAGCCAATAACTTAGTAGAGGAAGCGAGCGATTTAATGGCAGAGAACTCCCTTCTGCTTGGAGATTTAAAAAAGTTGCACAATGACTTCGTAAAAGTTGCCGATAAGTATTTCAAGGAGTTCTCCACCCTCATTACTACTGATACCGCCAAGATGGATATGTTCTCTGACCTTGATGGGTTTGATAAGGCATTCAGAGAGTGGGCTAAAGTACCGTCAGAGTGGAAACCTAGAGAAGTTTGTAGGAACCATTAATTAAAAGTAATACAGAAACAAGGAAGAATTATGAAAAGAGAATTAACACCTGAGAATATTCAGGAACTGAAAGAGAATCAAATATTCGTTTTTGGAAGCAATATGAACGGCAATCACGCCGGAGGTGCAGCTAGATTGGCAGTTGAGAAGTTTGGCGCAATTATGGGGCAGGCAGAAGGAATACAAGGTCAGTCCTATGCCATTCCTACGCTGGACAAGGATATGCAGAAAGTTACCGAAGAAGAACTGGTCGTATTTTTAGGGAACTTCGGGAATTACGCTAACGAGCATCCGGAAAAGGAATTCCTCCTAACTGCCATTGGCACCGGGATAGCCGGATTTGACGCCAGCTACATGGCGTACATGGTACTTAGGGCAAACCTGCCGGATAACGTTACCTTACCAAAGGAATTTGTCAAAATCAAAGGCTACAAAGGTTTTAACCCCGATTTGACATGTAGGGATTTCCAATACGAAGAAGGTAAGGACTATGAAGAAACAGGCGATATAATGGCTTGCGGTAACGGATTTCACTTCTGCCTCCATCCGTTGGACGTGTTCAGTTACTATCCACCTGCCGAAGTTGGTATGAATAAGTTTCACGAGGTTGAGGGGACTGGCGATATGGACGTAGATACGGATGATACGAAAATTGCTTGCTCAAAAATCCACATAGGAGCTGAACTAAGTATTAAGAGTCTTGTAGACGCAGCCGTTAAGTTTACGTTTGAGAAATGCAAGTGGAAGGAGGGTAAGACAGCCACCGGCAACCAAGGTGCAGCATCAGCCACCGGCAACTATGGTGCAGCATCAGCCACCGGCTACCAAGGTGCAGCATCAGCCACCGGCAACTATGGTGCAGCATCAGCCACCGGCAACTATGGTGCAGCATCAGCCAC